TGGTATGCAGTAAATGAAATTGTATGACAGCAAAGACTGGATATATAAAAGATATGTTGTAGAAAAGAAATCAATTCGTGAGATGGCTATGGAGGCTAAGTGTAGCCATATGACCATACAACGTCAACTAGAAAGATATGAGCTTATAAAGAAACCTAGAAAGTGGACAAAGTGATACCAGTATTAGCCATACCAGTTTTAAACAGGTACGATCTTTTAGATCAGAACTTAGAAACAATTGATTATCCAATTAAAGAGATATTAATATTAAACAATGGTAAAGAGACATATGAGCCTAAGCGTAAAGATTTAAATATAAGAGTTCTTAACCTACCATCAAATCTTGGCATGTCTGGTTCTTGGAATCTAACCATCAAACTTTATCCGCATGAAGAATACTGGATGTTTTCATCAGCAGATACACATTGGGTACCAGGATCTCTTGAAGAACTAAGTCGTGCAAGCGGAAAAGAAAAGCTTACTATGACAGTAGAAGGCTGGAGTTGCTTTTCAATTGGTGAAAATATTGTAAGAGAAGTTGGACTATTTGATGAGTTCTTTTACCCAATTTACTTTGAAGACAATGACTACTATGAAAGAGTTATGCGTTCAAGTGTAAAAGACGGATATGTAAACGGCGAAATTAAAATTAATGTACCACATGGTGCATCTCAAACTATTAACAGTGATGAAAAACTAAAGAGCAGAAACAATGAAACATTTGTTGTAAATGAAGCATACTTTAATCAAAAGAAAGAACAAGATTTTAAGGTTAACGGTGTTTGGAATATTGATCGTAGAAGGGCTCAAGAATGGCTGCGGTAATTGGTTTGCTTCCTGCATCTGGGAGTGCATCAAGATTGGGCGGAATCCCAAAGTTTTGTTTACCATTAACAGATACAGAAAACATACTGCAATGGCACGTTAGACAAATGCTAAAGGTTTGTGATACAGTTAAGATATCAACAAGGTCAACATGGATGCCTATTGTTCAGCAAATGGATTTGCCAAAAGAAGTAATGCTTTATGAGATTGAACCATCAACTATGTCTGATGCAGTTTTAAAGATGATGACAAATACTGACACTAAATATATTGTAGGTATGCCAGATACATATATGCCAGGATCTGATGGTGATTTTTATGTTCAACTAGCAAAATCAGATGCAGATGTTACCTTGGCAGCTTTTGAATGTCATGATGATTTAATGGGCAGAGTTGGTCAAATTTTATTTGAAGATAACGGCACTATGATTGATGCAAAAGATAAAGTAAGGAATTGTCCATACCCATACATGTGGGGTGCAATGGCATTGCACAACGTATATGTTAATGAAGAGCTTCCAAATCCAGGAGTTCAGATAAATGACTGGATTAATGATGGCTTAAATGTTAAGGCGGTAGTTTCAAAAGGCAAGTATCTAGATATAGGTACAGTAGATGGTCTTAAAATGTTATATAGAGAGGAATTATAATGCTTAAGCCAGTTTATCCAGATGTAGAAAGCTTTAGATGTAATGATTTATATTTGCATTCTGTGTCTGCACCTGCGGGTCATGCTATTTGGACAGCATGCCATGAAATAGCAAGTCTTCTTATACAAAAAAATATTTCTTATGGCAATTCAGCTATGGAACCAGTTAGGATATTTGCTACATCTGACAATGTTGAACAGCTAAAAGTACGTATTGATGACAAAATTAATCGTATAAAGAATAATAAAGGTTTTGCTGGAGACAATGATATTGATGATTTGATTGGTTATTTAATTTTACTTAAAATTGCTGTTGACAAGAATAGCAATACAGGAGTATAATTAAGTATGCCTACATATGAATATGCATGTATTGAATGCGATAAAAGCGAAGAAGTTAGTAGGGGTTTTAATGATCCTGAATCAATTCCGCAATGTCCTTCATGTGGATATGGTATGACACGAGTATACAATCCAGTAGGTATTCAATTTAAAGGATCAGGTTTTTATAAAACAGACAATGGCTAACGAAATAGAAGTTGCTGGTCAATTTGATCAGATGAATAAAGTTATTGAAGAACTATTAAAGGGAAATACTCCAGCACAAATTGCTAGATCTCTTGAGCTTACCCGTGTGCAAGTTGAAACACATATATCTACATGGAAAGAGTTTGTTCAAGATAATAGTGCTATCAAGGCACGAGCAAAGGAAGCGTTAGCAGGGGCAGATGAGCATTACAATATGCTTATCAAAGAAGCTTGGCGTACAATAGACCAAGCAGATGTTCAAGATGCTTTAAACATAAAAGCACAAACACTTAAGCTTATTGCTGATATTGAAGCAAAGCGTATTGACATGCTAAACAAGGCGGGAGTCTTGGAAAATGATGGCATGGTAAATGAATTGCTAGAGACAGAAAGAAAACAGGATCTATTAGTTAAGATCCTTAAAGAAGTTACAGCAAACTGTGATAAATGTAAATGGGAAGTTTCAAAGAGACTATCAGAAGTTACTGGTCAAGTTGAAGCTGTAGTAATAAATGACTGATTTTAATATATTTTTAGACGCATTGGAATCTGATGAGTTTCAAGAGCGACCAGCAAATCTAGAAGAATTTGTAACAAGCAAAGATTACCTTGGGCTACCACCATTATCTGATCATCAATACACAATGTTACGTGCATCCACTCAAATCTACAAGCGTGATACATTGCATAAGCTTTATGGCTTTGATGAAGGTGAGAAGATATGGAAACAGACTTGTAACGAAGTTATATTACAACTTGGTAAAGGCTCTGGAAAAGATTATACATCAACTATTGCTTGTGCTTATATAGTACATTTACTATTATGTTTAAATGATCCAGCTGTTTATTATGGTAAGCCACCAGGCGATGCTATTGATATTATTAACATTGCTATTAACGCTGTTCAAGCAAACCGAGTATTCTTTAAAGGTTTTAATCAACGTATTGAAAAGTCACCCTGGTTTCAAGGAAAGTATATTGCTAAAGCAAATAGCGTAGAGTTTGATAAAGAAGTTACAGTTCACTCAGGTCACTCACAAAGAGAATCTTGGGAAGGATATAACGTTATCGTTGTTATTCTCGATGAGATTTCAGGTTTTGATCTAGAGTCAACATCTGGAAATGAACAAGCTAAAACTGCATCATCTATTTACAAAATGTATCGTGCATCAGTTAACTCTCGTTTCCCAGACTTTGGTAAGTTAATCTTACTTTCATTCCCCCGTTTTAAAATGGATTACATTCAGCAAAGATACGAAGAAGTTATTGCTGAAAAAGAAGTTGTAATCAGACATAAAATGTTAAAGGTTGATCCAGAGTTGCCAGATGGCACAGAGGGAAATGAATTTGAAATTGAATGGGAAGAAGACCATATTGTTTCGTATAAGTTGCCAAGAGTATTTGCATTAAAACGTCCAACATGGGAAATTAATCCAACACGTAAGATTGAAGACTTTACTGTTGACTTTTATTCAGATCCACTAGATGCATTGTCACGTTTTGCTTGTATGCCTCCAGATGCAGTAGATGCATTTTTTAGATCACGTCAATTAATTGAAAAAGCTTTTTCTGGTCACAAACTTGGTGTTGATAAAGATGGAAGATTTGAAGATGATTTTAAGCCATTGCCAGATACAAACTATTTTATTCACGTTGACTTAGCTCAAAAACATGACCATTGTGCAGTTGCACTAAGTCACGTTGATGGTTGGGTAAGTATGAAAATTGGCGGACAAATGAAAGAAGCAGCTCCAAAGATTGTAGTGGATGCTGTAAGATTCTGGACACCAACAAAAGATAAGTCCGTTGATTTTGAAGATGTAAAAAATTATATTATTGAATTAAAGCAGCGTGGTTTTAATTTAAAGATGGTTACATTTGATCGCTGGAACTCTCATGATCTTATGCAACAGCTTAAGGCATATGGCGTAAATTGCGACATCTTATCTGTAGCAAAGAAACACTATGAAGATATGTCTCTTTGTTTAACAGAAGAAAGAGTTCAAGGCCCAAGAATACAATTGCTTGTTGATGAACTGCTTCAATTACGTATTGTAAAGGATAAGGTAGACCACCCTAGAAAAGGCTCTAAGGATCTTTCTGACGCTGTTTGTGGGGCTATTTATAATGCTACTGCACTTACACCAAGAGATCTAAACGGAGAAGTAGAAATCTATACTTATTCTGGCGTATTTGCAACAGAGCTTGAACAATTACGTCAAGAGTCAGATGCTAGATTAGTTAAGAATAAAACTATTAGAATGCCAGATAAACCTGATATGCCATTAAATTTGCGGGAGTTTATGGGAATGGAAGAAGATGAAGATGAATTTCCTATTGACAGCATGAGAATACTCTGATAGACTACACACATGATAGCAAACGGAACAATTAAAACAATAGAAGACGAAGATGATATTTATATTAGCCTTACATCTCTTTGTCAATACTTCACACAGTCTGCAATAGACATGAGAAAAGAAGTTGTGTCAGCCTCACCTAAAGATAAGAGGTATGCTCAAGGACTTTTGGATATGATGTATACAATTGCAGATGAAATGGTTGAGCTTGGAAAGTTTGAAGCACAACGCAGAATGATCAATAGTCCAAAAGAATTACTTGAAATGATTGACAAAAATCCATTTGGTAAAGTAGAATAACAGTGATGGTCTGTAGCTCAATGGCAGAGCACCCGACTGTTAATCGGGATGTTGCTGGTTCGAGTCCAGCCAGACCAGCCAGTTATTAACCAACTATTAGAAAGAGTATAATTGTGAATATGACAGTAGAACAAGAAGTTAAAGAAGAATCAAAATATATTTTAGGACCAATAGATCGTTGTGATCAATGTTCTGCTGAAGCACTTGTTCTTGTTAAAGGTGTAACGGGAGAACTAATGTTCTGCGGTCATCATTATAATCAAAATGAATCTGCTCTTGCAAACTTTGCATACGAAACAATTGATGAAAGAGATAAGTTAATACAAAACAAACTAATAGGATCTGAAAACTAAAAAGTTTTGGTCCAATAGCTTAATCTGGTTAAAGCATTAGTCTTATATACTAACGAGTGTAGGTTCAAATCCTACTTGGACTACGGAGCATTAGCTTAGTTGGTTAAAGCCCCGAACTCATAATTCGGTAATCCTCAGTTCAAGTCTGAGATGCTCCACAAAAGGCCCCAGTAATCCAGCGGTAGAGATAGTGGACTTAAAATCCATACAGCGACAGTTCAAATCTGTCTTGGGGTACAAGGTTATACACGGCACACCTTGGGATGTTATAGTTACAATATAATGTACACCCGATGTAAGAGTCAGGTGAGACAGGGCAGCCATTCAGTGCTGGAATCCGTGTATAACCCCTAATTAATCTCAGATCGTCTAATGGTAGGACATCGCCCTTTGGAGGCGAGTATCTTGGTTCGAGTCCAGGTCTGAGAGCAAAGATGATATAATTACTACATAAATAAATTTACATTAGGAGATTTAAATGTCATTATCACATTCACTTGTAGCATTAAATGCATCAACAGCAACAATTGTTACAATACCCGCAACCTCTGAGCAAGATTATTCACAATCTTTAAATATTTCTATTCAAAATACAGGATCAGTAAATGTTTATCTTGGAGATAGCACTGTAACATCATCATCTTATGGCTATATTTTAGGGCCAGGAGGAGTTTTTTCAGCAGACCTTGCACCAACTGATGAGATTTATGCTATAGCAGATAGCGGTACACCAAATGTCGCAACTATAAAGGTTCAACACTAATGACTAAAATTTCAACCACGCCAACAGCAGCACAAATTCTTTATTGGGGAAACTTTGCAAGATCAACAAGCCAAGCATCAGGTGGTGTAACTACAGACAATTTGGTTACTTGGGACACTACAAATAGTTCAAAAGGAATGTTAATATCTGGCACAGATGCAAGTAAAATTGTATTTACAAATCCAGGAATTTATAACTTAAATTTTTTGGGTCAATTTAATTTTACAGGTGGTGCATCTAATTACAATATTACTACTTGGTATTCTAAAAATGGTGTACAGGTACCATCTTCGTCTTTTACATTTACAACTACAAGTGCTCAAGGTTCTCAGGTTTTAGCAAACGTTGAAGCACCAATTACAGTTGCTGCAGGAGATTATATTCAATTTCATTGGTGGTCAGGTGCAGCGGGAATGTCGTTATTGGCTACAGCAGCAGGAACAAATCCAACAAGACCAGCATCACCAAGTGCTAATCTA